TTATGAATGCCCGCACAGATGGGTGCGGGCATTCTGATTAGATAATATAGATTCCGTGCCAAGTTTGCGTTGCTGAAGACACTGGGGCTATCGTCCATGTGGTGCCTTCCGAGTCTGGCTGAATTGTTGCCACATCTTCCTCGTTGGTGCCAACCAACAGCATGTCGGAGCTCTCTTCCACCACCGCCATTTCTGTTCCGAAATCAATCACGAGTTTTCCTACAAGGTCCTCCGCAGTAAGAGGCTCGCTGATGACGAAGTTAGGATTCGTCAACGCTCTCAATTCGGCAGAAGATATAGGAGTGTTGAAACTCTTGCTGACGATTCTAACTTCCTCTGTGAGCAGCTCACCAAATCCGTTAAGAGTGACGTTATAGTCTGCATTGGCGCGATTGGGTCCATTCAGGGTGAGGTTGGTGATATTCGCTTGGCCATAACAGATCTTATTGGTTTGTGTTCTCTGGTTTGCACCCGATACAAATGCAATCTCAAAGACCACTGGCTGTGCTGCCTCGTACATGCCTTCTATATCAGTCAGCGACTGGGCTCCATTTTGCGATGTGATAATATCGCCGCTTCGCATGAGCGCATTCGAGGTGATGTCAAATGCGTAGCCCGTTGGCTCAAAGATTTGCCAATTTCCTTCGGTATCTTTGGTCGTACTCTCTTCCAGAGTGACGGACAAATGAAGCGAGAGCTGCCGCGCTGCCCCAATAACTTTTGGCGTTTGGGTGTTGGAAGCAGATACGAACAAACGAACAAACTGGCCCATCGTGAACTGGGGGTTGATCGATATGTACTCGGTATCTTCCGTGTGTCTCGACAGCGGGCCCGTTCCTGTCATCTGCAATGACTTAGTGGCCATAGTTCGGTCGTTGAACGTAAAGGTAGCATCATTGAAGAATGCGCGGCCTGAACGTGAGAACGTAGCATTCAACGCTGTCTGATTGTTCGACGTAGCAGTCTCGTCCCATGTCACAATGAACGGAACGAAGTTCTTGATGGCTGTGAGAATTGCCACGGCATCGAGCACGTCAAGAGATTCGACTTGGACCGTCCATCCCTTGCTGACGATGATTGGGGCTGAAGCCATGCCTGTTACGTCCTTATTCGCTGCGTCGTCAGCATTGCCATTGAGCGTCACGGTACAGCTTGTACTCTTCGCCACGACGCGCCTCTTGGCTGAGCCTGGCACATCAAGAAGAATTCTAAAATTCTGTCCTTTAAGATTCATGGTTATTCGTCTTTGTTTGTGTCACAAGTGAAAGTGAGTCTTTGCCAGAAACATGGTTTCATCGAGTCGTACTGCACGGGCTGGGCTGCAAGCGTGTAGGAGTTGGGGATGAGGTCGTAGTCCTCGTCCTGCGGATTCCCTGCGTGCTGCTGGAAGTAGGTTTCGATGGTTTTGCGTGCCATGATGGCGAGTGCTGCCAACTGTGGGCGCGTCTTTGCCGCTATCTCCATGCCGATGGTCACGGTGTCGGTCAGTCCTTCGTAGGAACTGTCCTTCGTCGTGTCGGTGTTGTTCAGCCCGTCGTAAGATACGATGATGTAGGGCACTTCGGCATTGTCTGCCTTCTCGTCTGGCAGGGCGATGGCGGTGTTGTACACGTCGCCAGCGGGGAGTTGCGCGATGAGGTCAGCATTCGAGCGGAGTGCCTTAACAAAGATGATGTCTGTCTGTAAACTCATGTCTGCTTGTGACTTGTTAATGATTCGTTTTAAGTGACCAAGGGCGAGGTGGGCTGTCGCCTCCACCCCGCCCAAGGCTCTCAGGAACTATGAGAGAGTTTAGCCGCCGATCTCGTTAGAAGATGCAGGCTCCACGAGCTTGATGAGGGCGAATGCCTGTGGTGTGCCGTCGCCGCCGTTCACCTTGCCGGAGAGCTCGGTCAGAGAGTAGTCGGTGCTCATGCCGATAGCAACCGTGCCACGGTCGAAGTTGGCCTGACTGGTGCCGTCGATGTTGAAGCGCAGTTCGCCGTGCTGCTGCTCTGCCAGATAGCCGAAGTGACCGATGGCAATGTAGCGGTCTGCACCCTTGGTGGCGATGCCGTCGGCTCCAATGGCGTAGTCAACGTATGGGCTGACCTTGTACTTGTAGCCTACGCAGCGATCGTTCTCGATGACGGTGCGATTCGAGTCGGTGGTGCCGGGGATGAGCTTCGTGAACTTCAGGTCAACCTCGGTGGTCTTGTCCATGATAATCTCAGGATCGCCCTCGAAGCCCTTGTCGTACATCTTGGCAATCTCCTTGGCGAGGTTCTTACCGATGTTCTCGTCAAGAGTGAGCTCAACGGCTGTAACCTTGCCGAATGGCGACTGCAACTTGGTGTACTCGCCGTGGGCATAGACGTGCAGCGCACGGAACATGGCCCAACCCTTCCGGAACTTGAAGGTGATGAAGGCGATGATGTCGAAGGCAGCGTTGTCGATAGCACGGAAGCTGACGGGAACGCTGGCAGCGACGCGGACGGGAGCGGCCTGGATGTTGGCGAAGTTGAGAGCCTGCTCAGCCACCTTGGTCACCTCACCCTCTACGGTGAACTTCACGTCGTTCACAGAGTAAGGAATAACCTGTGTGCCGGTCACGCCAGTAGCCATGCGGAGGTCGTCGGGCAGTTCAATGCCTGGCACCTTCGTGTCAATCAGCGGCAGAATCTCGATGGGAATCAAGCCACCGGCTTTGAGGTTGGCGGTTGTGTTGCCATTCTCAGCGTCGGGGAATGCCAGGATGGTAGTGCTCTCGGCACGCTTCTCCAGTCCGCAAGCCTTGATGCGCTCGCGCAACTGCTTGCCCAGGTCTTCGCGCTCCTGAATCTGCTCCAGCTCCTTGCCGCTGGCCATAGCCTTGGCGCGGGCACTGAGTCCGGCAGACTCGTCAACGAGTGAACGATACTCGGCAGACTCGGCCTCGGTGAAGAGGATGTTGCCGTTGTTAGCCTCACGAGACTTCTCTTCCATCTCGTGCATGCGATTCATGATAGCGAGTTGACGCTCCTGAATCTGGGTCTTTGTCATTTCTTTCATGATGCAAAAACTTTTAATTGGTTAATATTCAAGTGATGTTAAAATTTCGTCGTTGATACGGCGTGCTTGGTAGCGCAGACGCATTGCCTGCTGCTCGCGGAAACGCTGCTCCTGCTCTTCCAGTTCGCGGGCCTCCTGCTCTTCCTTGGCCTTTGCCTCGGCTTCACGCTTTGCGGCTTCCTCTTCCTCAGCCTTTTTCTTGGCTTCCTCTTCGGCAGCACGCTTGGCGGCTTCC